CACACAACACGCATAGAACTCTTTCTCCGTTTGGAAAGGCGCAAGCATTTTCTCCGATCTCACTGCACCAACACGGGGAACTCCTTTGATGTTGTCTGCCGAATCGCCCATAAGAATCTGCCTGTAGAAGAAACGCAATCCCTCCTCTGGGGTTACAAACTTCTTGTCCTTCTTCACAAAGTTGTAGTGCCATGCTGGAACCTGCATAAAGTCTTTGTCAATTGAAACAATGATGGCTTCTTCGCCAAGCTCTGTTGCTCGAATTGAAATGTCGTCATCTGCTTCTTGTCCTTCGCTAACACTAGCGCCCCATGCCGTTTGTAAATATTCCCGTAGGAGAGGTAGGTGTTTCGGCTTCTTAACATCCTTCCTGTTACCTTTGTAAGGTGCTGTCACCGCAATGTCATTACGAAAGTTTGTTTTGCCTGTTAGGAATAACTCGTGGTCATCGGTATCTACCAGATCAAACATTAACAAATCTTCGAGAAACACCGCCATTGTTTCGATAGCGGTATTCTCATGCTCATCATCAGTAGCAAACCCTACCCGATAACAGAGAATATCTGCATCAAGTAGGGCAATCATTACAGCAACTCGTCGTCAGCAAGAGCGACAGCGCCACCACCTGTGTATGGGACTAGCTCAGTGACAACCAGCCGTTTCAGGGATGGGCTAACACCTTGCTTACCCTTCCAAGCCCAAGAGTAAGGTTCAACGATAGCGGCTGCTTTTGAGCCGTTGCCGAGGATATCGCCTTCCAATGGGGTGCCACCGTCATCGTAGGCGCTCATAGGACGCTTGCTCTTGCAGGTAATGTAGAAGCCTTTACCTTCCTTGTTCTTAACCTCGATACCAGACTGTTCCAACGCTTGTACTGCCTTCTCTGACAAGTTGCACAGATCGACCTGATAGCGACCAGACATTTCGTTTGGTTTGTTCAAGAAAGCCCACATAACATCAGCTTTAAGTTTGATTGCGTTTGTGTTCATAAATAACTCCTTAGTGAATTGGGTTGCTGTCGTCTTCTTCAGCGATTTCGTAAAAGTTTGATGTTACCAGCGCTAGTATGTCCAGCACTTCCATCTGACTTAGCTCTTGGTTAAATGTTAGATGCACCTCACCATCCTTCTCTGTAATCAAGATGATGCTCTCCGCACCTTCCAAAGCATCTGCCAAGTTTGTGTCGTTTATCAATGCGTTTCCTTCCAGTTAGCACCTACATGATATTCTCCTGTTACAAGGCACCGTAGCCCTAATGCCACACCTGCCTCTTCGATAGCTGCTACCGCCATCTTACCTACCGTCTCTGCATCCTCTTCTGGGACTTCCACCTGCCACTCATCGTGGACATTTGCACAGAACTTAGCGTCTATTATACCACACTTTAACTTATTATTCAAGATAACCAAGGATTTTTTCATTAAAATTGCCCCTGCACCTTGTAACAAAGTATTCAATGCACTATGTTCGCTTCGCACTAACAAATGTCTACCATCTAAGCCCGGCAAATAACCTTTCGCAGCAAGTCTACCTACCTTCTCTTTCAATTGTTTCAACGCTGGCGTGTTCTTCAAGAAGCGATTCATTAGCTTTCTGCCTTCCTGCTCACTGCCACCAACGATAGAACCAATCTTTGCAGCACCAGCGCCGTACAGGAAAGCATAGATAAACGTCTTCGCTGTATTACGGCTTTCTAGCCCTGCTGCCTTCTGGTTTGCGGTATGTATGTCACCGTTCAGGATTTCGTTTGTGTATCGAGCATCCTGCATATAGTGCGCCAACATCCGCAACTCCAAACCACTAGCGTCAATACCGACTAACTTGTTGCCAGTATCAACCGTCCACAATTCCCGACACTCTGCTCCATATTCCGAGCCGCTGTTAGGAACCTGCGCCATGTTAGGGCTAATATGCGTCATACGCCCCGTCACGGCTCCATTTGTTATCACCCTACCATGTACCCTACCATCAGGCTTAACAACGTCAAACCAACTGCTGATCTGCGATATACGCTTCTGCAACATTAGGTAACGTGCAATCAACTTAGCTTCCGGTAGATCGATGCCTTCCAGAACTTTCTCGTTGATGATGGTGGAACCCTTCTCTGTTTCCTCAGTGAAGTTAACACCTAACCCCTGCAATCTTTCCGCAATTTGTTGCCGACTGCCTGGATTAAACGGTGTAACTTTTGTTTTGAGTTGCTTACCAGTTTTGTCGCTGTAACGCTCCTCCACAATGGGTGGAAACGTAACTTGAAGTTCGCCCTCAATATCAGCCAACTCGCCTGTGAGCTTAGCCAATAGTGTCTGACCCTTCTCCATATCAAACCTGAAACCATGTTGTTCCTGCCTTTTCAAAATAGCGGCAACTTCATGTTCAAGTTGTACGCTTTCGCCCCAACCTTGTAGCTCCGCTTCTAACATCCGAAACAGTTGTACGGTAACTGCTACGTCCTGCTTACAATAAAACCGATTGAGGCTATCATGTGGATCATCATAAGGATCAGTAGAAACCTTATCATACGGTAGTCCTTTTATCCAATGCCAAATACGTGTGTACTCGACTTTATGATTCCCCAGCCTCTTCCCCCATGCCTCTAAACTGTGACCCCCTTCGATGCTTGGATTGAGCAGCCTTGACATTATCAAAGTATCTCTCACTTTCTTCAATCCAATCTTCGTTCCCCACAGCTTGTTTAAAACTGGTGCGTCGAAGCCGATCAAGTTGTGCCCGATCAGCCTGTCGGCTTTGTTTATCAAGGGTATGAGTGTATCTGGTGTTGTGTGACATACGTACTCGTTTGTGTCGCTGTTATGGGTGTAGCACAACCAAATCTTGGTCTGCCTACTGTCTGTCTCGATATCGAGAACTAAGTCCACGTTTACTCCTTTTTAGGTTCATATCTTGTACCGTCTTTCGCTAAGAATCCACCAGACACAAATCGCTGTTTAACTGGTATCTTACGATGTACTGGTATGTTCTTATCGTAGTATACAAGAGCAATCCTGTCATAACCGTTGTGTGTGTATTCGACATTCTCGAAATACTCGATCATCACTTTCCTTTCGCAAGTTCAATCTCCACAAGTTTAGCATAACCACCTACATCGTGCCAACTGTCGTCGTAGAATGGATCACCGTTAACAATACGGGCTAGCTTGTTGGCAATCAAGTCTAAGCTCTCTTGCATATAAGGTTCCATTATATCCCAACTCTCGCCAGAACGCAATGTGTCTTTTAAAAACTGTGCTGTGCGTGACACATTACGATACTCACCATAACGGTTTCCTCGTGTGTCTAACGTCTCTGTTACATCTTTCATTTCTTTCTCCATAGTTTTAAAATCGGCTCAGCCATCTCATACATTTTTTTGAGTGACATTCCTTTTTGTAAAAGTTTAGCCTGAACACAAGCAGCGTGTATGTTCTCAAAGAGTTGATCTGGGTAAAACCTTTCTAGTTTAACAATCTCGTTGTTAGGTGTAGCAAAACGAACACAGAAAATAGGGTCACCTCTTTTTATGCTAAGTGTCGTATCCTCGTTCAGAATAAAAGCCCATTCAACAGGTCGAACCCATTTAGATATATCAAAAGAACCGACAACGTGAGTTACCTTTTTACTCAACTCTGTGTTTATCATAAGTAAGGGTAACGATTCCACAATGACAGTTTCTTTTGAAGTAAATACTAAACTAGGAGCAAAAGAGAATGTCCCGTCTTGTCTTACAACAAAGAAATCATCGAAGAACATACTATTGAAGCCGCCAATATCTACAAAACATTGACCGTCCTTATGTGATATTTTTATATCAATATCAAAAGGTGCTAGCAATGCAAATGTGTTTTTAGTGTAGTCAATAAAAGCAGGGCACTTTGCATACACACTATCTTTTCCGATAAGTGAAGTAATTTTGACAGGCTCAAAATCAAGTATAGTTGTCGCTTTTGTTGGCTGTGTCTTATCAACTAAAGACCTCGGCGACCAGTTTACTGTAATCATCAATACATTCCTTCCAAGTTTGGCTTGCGATAACGCTCACCCTTCTTAATCTTACCGTTGTCGTCAAACTCGGGGAAACCCTTGTAGTTAAACTTAGACCAATTACTGTCGTTAACCTCTTGACAAGCCGCTACCATATCCATCTGAGCGCAGTGGGCGACACCGACTGCCGTAACC